GATACAAACGCTCCAAACCCTGAGCATACCCTTGCTGCCCAGCCATGATCTCTTCTTGCGTTGGGCCGTATCGTTTCGCAGCTTCCGTAGGATTGAACTGAAAAGGATTGGGGTTAAAGAACAATGTCAAACCAACCATGGGCTGGTAGATGTTTTGCCCAGACGCGGACTTTTGTGGGGCTGGCTGCGGGGGAAGCATGGGCGCAGTAAGAGCGCGGTTATATACCGGTGCTTCTTTGTAGACGGGCATCTTTACTTCTGGCGGTTTGTTTCTCAGCGCGGATGCTAGTGCCGCTATGCCAAACCCAAGTGTCGCTAATGCTTTGTCGCCACCTGTGGCATTACCAGAAAGAAAACGCGAAAGGATATTTGAGCTAGACCCCGTTCCTCCGAAGATTGACGACCAGTCAGTGCCTGACGTTGCGTCTCCAGACGACACCTCTCCCTGACCCTGTTCTGAATCGGTGCCGTATCCAAAATCGTAATTGTACTGGCCGCCATCGCTCATAATTTACTCCGGTACTGATGAAACAAAGGCCATAGTCGCTATCACTGATGGCGTAGCAGGCCTGGTTGGTGATGAAGCTGCATTAATTTGCTCAATGTAAACGTTCGTATTGTCAGTGTGCCAATACAGCTCCACATAATCACCCGATTGCATGGTAAGGAAAAGATTTAACGCAGCAATTGTGTGGCCATCGACCCCGCCATGTCTATTTGGCACGGAGAAGCGAGAATTGGAATTCGACAGGTTAGAGCCATTTATAGCCGCCCATACATCCACATCATGTATCTGTGTGTCTGTATTTGCAAACTGAATACTAAATTGCAAATTGTAGACCCCAGGATACGTGACAGTCATCTGAGAGCTATTAGCAAGGTAAACGCTGTCTGCCACATCCGTTACATCAAACGTAATCGCATACGCATCAGTCGTACTACTAGCAGTCTGATCAGAGTCGCTTGACCATGCACCAAACGGATTGCTCATAAACCTGCCGCCATCAGGCCCCAACAAGAACTGTGTCGCATTGCTTAGTCTATTGAAGTAAAGACGCAATACGTTATTTAATTGTTCTTGATACTCAGGGTTCCACTCCCTCGGTGCGTACGGAAGGTTTGGAGGCTGAGGGCTATCTAAGTAAATCATGCGCCCCTTCCTGTAGCCCGTCCGTCCCCACGAATGTCAATGCGCGGCGATCCAAGCTGCCAAGCGCAGCCTAAGTCATTTGACTCGACTTTGAAGATCATCTGCCGCCCACGCACTCTCACATAAACCTGACCCGTAAATTGCTCTATGGTTGTCGTTGACGTTCTTGCCACAGTTGCTGAGCTTGATCCGCCAAGAGACTGAGGACTGTTATACCCAGAGCCTGAGTTCATCATGGGTATCAACGTCATCGTTACTTGCGGGTTGGCATTGAATGCACTTGTGCCATTAAAGGTGATATCCGGCAGGATGCGGTACACAAAACCAAGATTATGTCCGTCTTGAATATCAAACTCAGCTGATTCTATGTACGCATTTATAGCCTGCGGTACACCGCTGACATTATCGTCGTTGCCAAATTCATGATTGACAAGGTTGTTGCTATACGTAGCTGCCTGCGGGTAATCACGAAGACCTGCGTCAAACCATGCAGTCCTTGCCATATTCCCGTAGTACCAGATATTTTCGATGTAGTTGTACACCACATATCGGTCTATTGTCTGCGATGACTGCGACGCATAGAACCACCATACCTCGTTGAATCCCTCAATGGTCCCTGAAAAGTAAGCCAAGTATTGTGTTGGGTTTATATCTTGGAATACATATTTACGCAGGTCGCACGAAAGCGTCTGCACCCTACCATCGTATTTGTAAAACTTATCAACCCCCATCCAGTACACGATTCCTGAAGCAACCGATGGTGAGTTAGGCCCTACGATGGAAATGTTGTCACCCAGTAATTGAGCCCCCCAGACTAGAGGCGCCCCAAGGTATTGAAGCGAATACAGCGACGTATCTGTCCATACCAATATCTCTTGACGTGTTTGCACCGCGGCAATAATGGTAGAGCCATGGGATAGCCTTAAGGATCCAGCTTGGTTAGCCGCCGATGGAAGCCAGTCAGTAACCGACTCCTGATCTGCCCACCGTATAAGCATAGGGTCTTGTACGTTTGAACCAACATCGTTTGCCCCGAAGCAGAATACAAATCTGTATATATCCGATACAAACACTAAGTTCTGAACCACCGGCGGATCTGTTGCCCCGGGTAGCGTCTCAATACTGACACCTCTTGTGCTAAGACCATTTGTCGCATCCCAGTAGTACACACCACCGCCACGCGGGCCAAAGACAAGATCTTCGCCAAAGTTCATGGCTGACCAAAGACGCAGTGCATCAGGAATAAACGTCCCTACGCCACCCCATTTGCCAGAGCCCCATGCGCCAGCACCCCATCCCACTTGGGCCACCTGATCTTCTGGCCCAATAGTAATTTGATATGTAGCCCTGACAGCGGAGCCGCCGCCAGTGGTTGTTGATGAAGCGGCTGTGCTTGTGGTTACCGTAAAACTATTAGCGTCTATGACGGTTATGGAGAACTCAGCGTTCATGTCCAGACCGGCAACCGTCGTGGCGCCCGAGAATGTCACGTAGTCACCCGACTGGCCACCATGGTCTGTAGCAGTAACGGTTACTACATTGCTTCCATTGGTCGTTGCAAATGGGTCGGTGCCAAGTAACCTGCCGTTAATAAAGTACTGTGCAGTTACCGTGCCGCCAGCACCAGACACCGTGGACGTTGCTACCGTCGTTACAGTAATAACGTACGTATTAGCATCTGTTATAGACGTAATGGTGTGTCGCGTATTGATCTCCGCAGCAGGTATGCCACCTACCGCGGATGAGCCTGTAAAGTAGACAAGCGAACCAGCTTGAGCCCCATGCGCTGTATCGCTCACCGAAATAGTGTTTTGCCCGTTGGTTGTAGAGAACGGGTTTGTTAGCGTCGTCGTGTAGCTGTATCGCCTGATAGGCGTAATGTCGTTATACGCACCACCACTCTCAATGTAATACTTGGCGCTTGTACCAACGCCCATGAGGTTGTTGGCAGTTAATGTCACCCAGTTCCAAAGAGACCTGCAAACACCTAAGAACGTGTTCGAAGAAATCCTAGCCCAGCCGCCAATCTTTTCAGGCGTGCCCTGACGGAATCTAACCTTATCAGAGACATACCACCCGTTCTCGTTTGTGTAACGTGTGTTCTCTCGGTTGACGCCAGGCTTGTAGAGGATCTTGGATAATGGCACGGCTCACCTCATTAGGGCAGCTTCAGCAGCGCGACGACGGGTAAGCCCAGGTAACACTCGACCAGCGGCTTTATTCCACAACATGCACTGATCGGCTGCACCATCCCAATCCCCCGCATCAATACGCTTTTTGAACGTGGAAACCCGATAGTTCCCTAGGCCACAATTGTAGACCCAGCTAGTCACTGCGGCAATCCGCCTTGGTAATGCCGTTTGAATGGTGGGTGATAGCTTTACCAGACCTCTGACAAAATACTCCACATGATGATCCAGTGCGTCTTCACATTGCTCCAGTGTCCAGATAGTGCCAGGGTTGATGTCTGGCCCAGTAGCTCCCCAACCGATCGTCCAGGGGTGTCCGCGGGTTCCAGGGTCTGGATAGGATTGAACTCGTCCATCAGGCAAGCGCTTTGCCAGCCCTTCAAAGGGCTTAATCAATACATCCTTGCAAAGCTTCTTAGCCTCATTCACGATTTAAAGCTGTTACGTTTTGAGCAGTTTTCAGTTGCCGGTATTACTTGCAAGTTGATTGGCACATGAAGCCCGCAAACTGTTTGTCCTCTCACCGGGATGACGTGATCAACGTGCCACACACACCCAAACATTTTTGTACGCAACTTTGCTAAGTCATATGCCTCTTCAATAAGCCAGTGATCATCTTCTGTTAGCCAAGATGGGGTGGCGTTAAGTTTTTGTGCATGGCGTTTCATGCAGTTAGCGTTAACCTTAGCGACGTTTTGTTTTTTCCACTCAGCCACACGTTGCTTTACTTCAGTTTTATTTTTTTGATAGTTTTCAGCCATGTTGGCTGCGTGTTTTTCTTTGTTTGCCAAATAATAAAAGCGTTTCTTTTCTAGTTTTATGCGACGTTGCTCGGCCTTTTTTTGCTCAATAACCTCTGGTGACTCAGGAGGCTTTCGTCTTGCCTCATTTATGCACGGTTGACACCACCCCTGATAGCCATCCTTATTTGCCTTGCAAAAGGAAAAGCTTTCAAATGATTTTGTTTCTTTGCACCGGCTACATGTTTTCATGATTTCTGGTACTTCTCTACGCTGCGGCCAACAAAAAAGAATGAAAGCACCATTGATAGCATTCCAAAATCATCTTCATCCCAGCTCTTAACTAAGACATCAGCCCAGTTTGCATCAGCTTGAAAGGCCAGCGTTATTGAAGCAGCCTTGACTCCTGCGTACATGAAGAACAAAAACCAAGTTATACCAGGACGTACTGAAGCGGATATAAATGCCATAAACCAACCCGCTGCCTTAGCAGTTTCAGCCTGCTCCTTAAAAGCCTCCTTAATCGTATCCATCTGCGAAATGGAGTAATCAACGTACTTCTCCTCCATCTTGAACTCGCCTCGCAGCTTCTCAAGGTCGGTCTGAAGCTGGAACATGGATAGCTCGTGTTGGCGTTCGTTCTTCTTGTCCAAGAACTTCAAGACTTCCGGGGCGAGTCGGAACAACCCACCGAAGATGGAACCAAGGAGGCCGCCGGACAGTAGTTCAAACATTACCGCTTCCCCAGTTTCTCACGCTCTTCAAGCAGTCTAACTTTGACCTGAAGTTCGTTGATGTGCTGCATGAGTTGCTCTTTTTGTAAGGCACGTTTCTCAGCAGAGATTGGGCTATCCGTCGGCACACCTTCTTTGGTAATTAAGGCCGGCATGGACCCTTCGATCTTTGTCAGGCGCGTTGAGAAGTCAGCGACCTGGCCAAGTAGCCAAGCAAGCGATGCCACGATTACTGGTATGACTGCTTTAAGTACGTCTGACCAATTCATGCTTATTCCAATTTTTAATTAGAAAGGAGCTAGTGTAGATACGGTAACACCGTTGTTTGTCAATGTATTAGGAGGGCTTGCGTTGTCTATGATCGTTGCTGATTGGCAAGTAAGTAAACGCGTATTTGCGTCTCTTGTTAACTGAGAAGTAGGAACTGGAGCAGAAGAAACACCAACGCCAATTCGGTAGCGAAGATTGCTGATATAAGCATTTGCTGGCGTTGTCAAAAGATTACGCCTAATGCCTATGGTCGTGTTATACAAAGACGGGTCAGAAAAATTATTGTTTACGGTTGCAGCCGTTGCCGCAGATCCGTTGATAAAAAATTGAGAATCGTTTGACCCTGTAGACCTGCGCGTAAAACAAACATAGTTCCAAGCGCCGTTTGTAATCGCAATGCTTGATACATAAGTAAACGATTCTTTTACAAGCCGTGGTATGCCTGCACTATCAATTGCAATTTCAAAGCCTCCAAACAATCCCGATATATATCCGCAACTAAATATTGACTGATACGTTGCAGAATTAGGATAAATAAAAAACTCAATCGTAAACGCGGAATTGCCTGGAGCAAGGTTAGAGCTTGCAGGCATTGATATGTAATCAGTTTGTGAGCTTACGAATAAATTGCTGTAATTTACTGTCGATCCCATGCCCTCAAAGCCTCTTTTAGAGGCAGACGCTAGCGAAGCAATGATTGGCATTACGCAAACCTTGACAGGCTAGCAAGCGCAGTAAAAGTAGCGCTACCGGTTTTGATGATGGTGTAGGTATAAACATCAATCCCGTTTGCATTGCCAGCAGATGGAGCTGATCCGCCAAACCATTTCGGCGTAACAGAAGATCCGTCAATAGTTACGGCTGAGTTGTAGTACGCGGTACTACCTTGGGTAGCCAAGAATGCTAACGTCATACTCTGGCCTGTTGCCATCATTGAGTTCAGCGTTGTTCCTGAATTACCTCTTATGTTTAGCGTCCAGTTTGTAGGGCCTGCATTACTGGTGTAATACAAAACTGATTGTGTTGCTAGATCGTAATCGATCGTTCCTGTCGCAGCCGTTGCGCTAATTGTTACCTTTTCAAGCGCCGCCGCCAAGGTTGTTTGTACGACACCGCTTACAACGCCTAGAGATAGCGTGTTGACGTTTGCGCCCGTGATTTTGGTAGTCATACTATCGTTCCGATTTGCGAGGTTGTTAGATTAACAACTGGCTCAATCTCAGAAATTACAGTTTCACTTGCCGGATAAGCGCCCTCTACCCATGTCTTGTCAGAGTGGTTCCAGTTCCATTGGTAACCCGCCCTGTCTGCTGGCTTTGGGTCTCTGATGATCCATTCCCAGTTTAGCCATACAAGATTTTTGTTTTCAGGAATCTCTGTTGGCGGAGAAGGAGCTGGTTGCCAGCCTTCAGTACCATCAGTTTCAGTAGTAGGAACGCTTCCGTATTTAGTCCAGTATTGCATGATTAGGCTCATTGTGTTGGGAAAGCTATTGTTGGCACAGATGTAACCGTTCTTGCGTATCCGTTCGTGATGCGAACATCTTGGATGTAACCGCTGTATAGATCACCGCCAGTACGGTTAGCACCGATATACATGGAACTTGTCTGCGTAAAGTCAGTGCTAACCGTTCCGGTTCCATCGTTAACGCCACCAATGTAAATCTTGGTTTGATTAGTGCTTGTGCCTTCTCTGACTACAGCAATGTAAGTCCACGCATCTTGCGAGATGGTTCCTGTGGAAGTAATCGTGCTTGTCCCATAAGTAAACACAACTTGATTGCTAGTATTCAAAGAAACAAGCCAGCCCGTTGTTGATGTACCTTTGGCAACCAGCCCTCTGGCCGATCCCAAAGCGGCAAGCCTAATCCACATTTCAATTGTGAACGGAGCAGTGCCAAATCTTTGAATAGGTTGGTCTGCTTGTATCCAAAGATAGTCAGTCCCAGTCCCGTCAAAATAAATACTGCTACCACCAAATTTAAACTGAGTAGTGCTAATCCGTACACCGTTAACCGTGTTGTCTAGCGTCTCCAGATCATTCTTGCTTGTGGCATCGTAGATACCAGCGTTGGTGAAGTTGAGTAGGAGGGAGGTGCCTGAGATTGCAGTGAGAGGTGCTGTGGGGACGGTTATGGTTGAGTACCCTGTTCCATTTAATACCCGCAGCCCATTTATGTAGCCGTTTAAGTAATATCCATTGACAACATCGGTTCCGCCAGCCCTGCCTCCACCAATCGAAGGGAATGACAAAGCATTGATTGCTGCTGAAGTTGTTGTTGACGCTTCTTGATTTCCGTTAATAAATAATCTCAAAGTCCCGCTTGCTCTTGACACAACAACGTGTGTCCACGTATTAAGTGAAACATTATTGGTTGACGTTATTCTTGTTGTCCCAGACGAAGCAAACAAAAAATCTAATTTTTGGTTAGTGTTAACACCAAAAACGTACGCTCCTAAAATATCGCCGTTTCTAGTGTCAATAATCGTGTTGTTCTGCGAAAACGATAAAAGATAAACCCACGCCTCTATCGTGAAGTCGCCGCTAAAGTTGTACGCGGCATTACTAGCCGCTGTCAAATAATCCGTATTCCCATCAAAATACCCTGACCCACCCACTGCGGCGGTTGTATATGCTGCTGTAGGGGCGAAGGGAGAGAAGGCGACTACGGTTGGTGAGCCGTTGGCTGTAATAGTTAACGGGCTTGACGCTGGTGTGTTAACACCATTGCTATCCAAGAACCTGTTTGACTGTGCGGTTAACCAAATAGTCTCCGAACCTTGAGGCGGGTTAGTTCCTCCTGTTGTGCGTGTCAAGGGCAATGCTGGAGGAGTGAAGTTTGATGTATATACAGCCCTTCCAGAAGCTATGCGAAAGTTTGAAATATACCCAACATAACTACCAGTGGCTGAAGTTCCTATAGCACCAAGATACCCAATAGCGTTATACCCAAGTGTTGATGTATTTGTGGCTGTCGTAGATGACGCCACACCATCTAAATAACATTTAATATTTCCACTTCCACTTCCGCTGCGAACCAAAGCTATGTGATGCCATGTATTTGCTTGCGGAACCCTATCAGTGATTACAAAATTTGCTGAAGCAGAGTTCAAATAGATGTTAATGTTTGTTCCTGGATTTACATTAAGTGCAAAATAATTTGTGCTTTGTTGAACGAAGGTAGAGGCATCTCCTGTTGCTAGTTTATAAAACCAAAACTCAATTGTGAAGTCGCCGCTATACTGAAGTGATGCTGTTGCAGCAATTGAAATTGATTGACTTCCAGCAAAATAATTCCCCCACCCGGTCTGTGAAAACGGTGAGAACGTACCCTGCGTTGTGTTGCCGTTGCGGGTGATGGGGAAGCCTGAACCGCTGTTGGCAGTTCCAGAGTCTAAAAACGTATTGTTATTAGCGCCGTCAGTACCGTTGCCAGGAAGTAGCAAGGTTGTTAAGTTGAAATACTGGTCTTTTATTAGGCCAGCACCACTCATGAGTAAACCCAAGATACCAGCCATAGTTAGCTCACGTTACCAGTGATAACACATTCTGTACCGCTAATAAACAATACAGTAGCTACGCCTCTGGTTGCTAATGACACTGTAGCTTGATCTGTATTCGTACCAGCAATGTACGCTGTGGCGATCGTACAGGTAATCGTTAGACTACCTGATGTATTGTTATACAGCGATACAACATCACCGGCAGCGAAAGTTGAGTTAGGTATGGTGATACCAGCTAACAAAGATATAACCTTGCCTACATCGCTAGTAGCCATCGTAGTTGTTGTAGAGCTAACAGGTACGTTTAGATACCCAAGCGTTGTATCCGCATCCGGTAGCGTGGCTGTTCGGTTGCTATTTGTGTTTGCTGACTGCAACGTGTGGGTTCCGGTTCCGCTTGCGTTGCCTTGTGCTTTCAAATTACTCATGTCAAATCCTTAACCAAAAATTAACCAACGCTGGTCTGTGCCAACAGTCACCGCAACACCTGTATTGATCGTGACAGGGCCAACACTTGAGCCGTTATACCCAGCTGAAAGACTGTAGTTGCTTGAAATTGTGATCGCGCTTTCAAGTATAGTTGCTGCACCACCACCGCCGCCAGAAACATTCACGGTTACTGCTGATCCGACAGCCGTGGCTGTTACGCCGGCACCAGTAAAGTTGAATGATGATACGGCAGCTGTAATTTGCGTACCTTCATCACTAACTGGAATAGTAGCCGCGGCTGTTGGCGTTGCCCAAGTTCCATCGCCCCGCCAGAATGTCGTCGATGATGCCGATGTTCCTGAGTTAAGGTTAGTAACTGGCAAGTTGCCAGTGACGCCAGTAGATAGCGGAAGCCCCGTGGCGTTTGTTAATGTGCCTGAACTTGGCGTGCCTAAAGCGCCACCATTAACAACAAAAGCACCCGCGGATCCAGTGTTTACACCTAACGCCGTTACAACGCCCGTTCCTGTTGTTACAGTGCTCGGCGCAGCGCCCGCTCCGCCACCAACCATCAGCGCATTTGCTGTTAACGCACTAGAACTTGCCCAAGTTGTGCCGCTTGAAAAGTAAGGAATACCGCCTGACGTACCGGCAACTGTGAGGGCTAAAGTTCCCGATGTTGTAATCGGGGAGCCTGCTACGCTAACAATGCCACCAGTAAAGGTCTGAGCTACTGAAGTAACCGTACCCGATCCGCCGCCACCTGAGTATTGGGGGATATTTAAGGTGTTACCAACGAAAGTCGCTGCGCCCGATGTTCCTGTAGTGGTA